AAAAGTTCTTAAAGGATTAAAATCTAAAAATCTTAATGTGTCAGGTGGTGGTTGTTGTGGTCTTGATTTAGGTAAAGCTGTTGGATCAGCTTGACTTGGTTTAGGATCTAATTGTGGTTGTTTAGATTCAAATTCAGAATAGTGTACAAATAAACCATTCCATTGTGTAACCATTTCATTCCATGGGAATGCTTGGCCACTAATGTCAGATATTGCTAATGCGTATTTTCCTTGTGCATATCTTGCCATAATTAAACGCTAGGATAGTAGGTCTTAGGTGTAACAAAAGTACTGTTGCTTGACCCATCCGCTGCCTCCGCTCTTAATAGTTCATCTTCGTATAGAAGTTTTAAATTTTGTGTTCTGTCTGGTGCATATTTTAAACTTAAATAATAAGCTAAACCTGCACACATACAAGGAATGTAATAGTAAGGAACATCTGTTGCATTAGTATAATCACCTGCATCATCAATTCTTTTCATGTAATAAAATTGTACTCTATCTCCAGCCTGACTAGAACTTGGTGTTGTGTATAAAGTAATGGTAACTTTATCTATAAATCTTTGGACCCAATATTGTGAAGGTTGTCCTTGGGCTAATTTATTTGATAAAGAAGAATACGTTGATCTAGAAATTTTTGTTAATGGACTATCTGATTGACTTGTTGTACCTGCACTGCTTCTGTAAGAAGCTTCAAAAATATCATCTACACTATACAAAGCTGCACCGGCACTATCTAATAGTGTTGATGTACCATCACCGCTAGATCTATAACCAATGTATTCATTAGTTCCAGCAACAAGAGTCAAGTATCCATCTCCTATTTCCCATAGGTGTACTCCTCTATTTGCCCATTCTTGAAAAAGAATGTTTAAAGATCTTCTTGCAGTTTTTAACTGATATCCTGAAACACCTCGTATACCGATACGCTCGTAAGCTTCTTCTACAACATCGTCTATTGCAAAAGTTTTTCCAAACGTTGTAGTTCCAGAAGTAGTGTTAGCCATTAGACTACGCTCCTGTTATTGTTACAGTAACGCTTCCACCTGTTCCAGCTAGATTAAATACAACTCCATCTTTAAAAAGAATACCTGAACCAGGAACATATACTTCTAATCCTTCAGTTCCAAATTTGTAAGTAGCTTTTAAATTACCTGCAGCCGCAGCACCTGCTGTTGCACAATCATGTAATTTTAAAACTGAACTTGCTATTCCTTTTCCTTGAATAGAAGTTATTCTAGCTCTACCTGCTCTTGATAAAGTATCAGAACCTATAGTATCCATAAGTAGGGTTGTTTGGTCACTTGAAAATGATCCTCCGCCTGCCATAATTTTTCTCCTTATTAAGGGTGCTCCCGAAGGAGCACCACATTATTTATTATAAATCTATTGCGTCTTGAACAGAGTTATTTTGTATGTACATAACAGTGACTGTAGCGGCACCAGTTGTACCATCTCCATTAGCACCTGTAAAATCAGCAAGAACTCTTAAGTCAGTTGTACCAACATTAGTTGCTTCTGTATCTAAAGTACCGTGAGTAGTTGCTAAAGCTTTAACATTAAGTGTAGCTATAAATGCATCTGCATCTGTTACTGTTCCTACTGAAACAGTTGCTGCACCACCATCATTATTCACTGTAGTTACGTTAACTATAACGTCAACTATTTGTGAGTTTGCTGGAACTACTGCACATACTTGATTAAGATGTGAAGCACCAATAATGTCAACTTTTACTGATTGAGCCATTACAACTTGTCCAACATTTGCAATGTTAGTTCCAAGTGTTGTACCTGTTGTGTTTGAAATCGTTCCCGCTTTTATCGGTCCCGAAAATGTAGTATTTGCCATAATATATTCTCCTAGTTTATGAACATAGTCTCTAGGCCGTCGACTATACGCGTCTATGTTCTATTGTTAATTGTATAGTGATTAATTTATATACTAGATTTTAGTAGAGTGCAAGAGAGCCTGTAGTGTGGAGTGGAATTTTCCAACGATGTAGCTTTTTTATTAAGTAGCTACAGAAACTTGAGGAGCAGCGCCTTCAACGCTATTTCTTCTGTGGGCAATAACTGCTTCTTCCAGTTTGATCTCAGTAATGACTTGTTTAATTTTGTCATCAATTCTGACCATTTCAAGAGTATATCTACCATTAGACAGATGCTCCTGTTCCCACTTCAACTCCAAGGACCTTTTTTGTTTGTATAGGTCTTGTATCATCTATAACCTCCTCATAGGTTATTCTATTTACTCGGTCATCATAAGAATTTCCGAGATATTCCCAATTTATACTTTTTTCTCCCAACTTGTCAAGGATTGATTGTTCTAGAGAAACGGCGTTATCCTCCGCAATAACTTTAAATTTTGCGTAGTAATCGTAAGCCCATATAGTTATTAAGAAATTTTTCATATTCACACCTGTTATAAATTAAAAAGGGGCCGTTTTGAGGCGGCCCCTAATTTTATTTGATATTATGCACCCTCGCAACCGAAGATACCTCTAGGGTCTGATACTCCAAACGAGTATCTTTCTCTAGCTTTGTATCTAACGTTACCAGTTGAAAAGTCACCTTCCATTTTAGTTTGGATAGGTAGTCTTTCAAAGTACTTCATACCATTCGGCACGTCTGTAATGATGTACCAAGAATCAGTATCTGTAAGATAGTGATTTACTCTGTAACCTTCAGGAATCATTCCCATAGATCTTAGAGCATTAACATCATTGTCTGCAGTTCCAACTCTACCTTGAGACTTCATAAGTCTTTCAGCATTGAATTGGTTTTCAGAAGGAACAATCATTTTCATTCCTCTAGCTGCAATCTTAAGACCTCTCTCGTCAGTCATTTGACCGATGTCGATCATAGCTTGTTCTAACGAAGTTTCGTTAAGATCTGCTTGTACCGTTAATGTGTTTTGGAAAGAACCAGCGATCGTTGGGTGAGCTGTGTTGAACAAAGAAACACCATCACCTGAATCAAAGTTATCCGTAGTTGGTAAACCTTGGTTTAGTGGGTTTGCTGCTTTGATCTGTTTAGCGTTTGCCATAGATCTCGCTAGTGCTTTTGTATATCTAGACGAAAGTCTATCATACAGATTGTCTTCCATTGCTTCTTCAGTTAAAGCGAATGCAAGAGCCACTGTTTCGTTAGTGTATCTTGCAGTAAATGTTTCCTGTGCATTGTCGTATGCAACTGCTGAACCTTCAGGTTTAACATATGCATTAGCAAAGCCAGATAACATTACTTCTTCTTCAAAAGCTCTGTCAGATGTTTCAGTAGTATAAATTTCTTTATGCTCTGAATCATATCTTTTATACTCAAGGCCGAACAAGGCGTTTAAACCTGGCTCAAGCTCTTTTACGAGTTGTTGTCGTGATATAGCCATAATTTATCTCCTTATTACGCTGCCCCGGCAGTTCCAGATCCTAATAATGATTCGTTTAGCATCACACGCCAGTTGACGTTTGCTGATCCGATATCATTGTTTTCAGGGTCTCTTGAAACACCGATGATTTTGAATTGCCCAGTTGTACCTAGAGTTGAATCTCCTAGTTCCATTGAGCTTACTCCGTTCAAAGTTGAACCACTTGTACCAGCTAAATCCGCACATTTGAAGATGTCAGCTTGTGCTGAAGCACCTGCATTGTCTGATTGGATTTCGTACATTTGTGATGGACTGTCATACACAAATGCCTCAACCGCACCACTGTTAGGTGGAGTGATTGATCCTGGGTAGTAGTTTTTGAACGTAGGTTTTAATGTAGTTGGGTCATTGTAGAATGTTCCCCAGAATGCTCCTAAGTTTAATACTAAACCAGCTGTTTGCAAATCTACATATCCAGTACCTGTAGCAGGTGAACCTACTAAAGCACCTTGGAATATTACACTCGCATCGCCTGGATTGATATTGTAAGAACTCATTCCAGTGGAATCATCTTGCTGACCAACTGTCTTTAACGGTCTAAGACCGAAAGCGGCATCTTGATTAGCCATATTATTTTCCTCCGTATGTGACCTGTCCTTGCGGACCTCCAGTCACGGTTAATTTAAATTCGTTGATAGTAATTGTTAAAAAACTTTTACTTACCACCGAAAGACTTGCTAGAGCGGCTATCATTTGTGATAGGCATGCTCGGGTGCTGATCCTTCAGTAGATCGTTGTGAACTGCATCGTCACGTTCTTTCGCTCTATCGCTATAAAACTTCTGACGTGCCTTCGCGACCTCTTCTGGTATTCTGGCCAGCAACAGACCTCCGACTCCGATCACTCCCTTGTGTTTGCCATCTTCAACTATTGGATAACCTGAATCTTTATACTCTGAAGCCATTACTAATGTATATCCTGATCTTAATTTACCAGAAATATTTTTAGTGTCGTCAAAGCCTAAACTCTCAGCTCTTATCCATCTGTGTCGAAAACCATCCGGCGCAGGTGGTGCATCTAAAGATGAGGGTGGTGTCCATTCAACAGGTCGCTTTGTAGCTTCCCTTGTCTCGGACGCGCGTGAGTCTTTTTTTACTTCCTCTGTAACTTTTGAAACTTCTGTTTCAGTTTTAGATTTAGTCATGCTTATTACTCCTCTACGTTTACTTGTTTAGCATATTCTTCAAGTGGCACATTCAATTTTTTAGCAATTGCTACCTGTGATTGTGTGAGTCTCACAGTTTTGCGACCAGTGCCTCTTTTGACGTTTCGCGTAGCCGAAGCTACAGTTTGTGTAGGCTTAGTCGATTGTTCTGTATTATTACCAAACTTATGGGGAAATTCAAGCTTTATTCTTCTATCTAATTCTCCATAATAATCTTCCGATTGTGGGTCATAACCTTCCTCTTCTACCAATTTCTTATGCAAATCAAATGCTGTGTATGTCATAGCATTATCCTTACCAAACCAGGCATTTTGTTCTGCCCATTCAGTAGCTCTTGCATCAGGTTTTGGTGTCTGAGTCCGTTCTTGTTGAATATTTGGTTGTTGTTTATTTAATTCAGTCTTCTTCTTTTCAGCTTCTTGGTTGACTTTCATATCAGCCAATCTAGCTTCCTCGTAGCCTAATTTAGCAATTTCTTTTTGTGCTTCAATTTCGGCTTCTATACTTCCTTCCTCTCTAGCTGACTTAAGTTTACTTTTTGCAGCTTCAAGACTAGAAGTAATTCTACTCTCCATTTCAGATACATATCCAGTATCTAATTTAGATAATCTATCCTTTAAAGACTTCTGTTCTCTTAAAACAGATTGAGCATATCTTGTGGCCTCGTCTCTTTGACGTTCAGACTCACGCATACGCTTTGTAAGTTTAGCAATTCTTTTTTTAACCCCATCACTATACTCATCTAATTCTGATTCTTGTTTTGGTTTTTCTTCTGTAGTTGTTTCTTGTTTATCTTCTTGTATTAGTTCTTTTGGAGCTTCTTCTTTTTTCTCCTCTACAACTTCTACTTCTCCTTCTGGTTTCTTTTCAGGAACAGCAACATCTTGTGCTCCTTCTTTGATCGTATCTTCTGGTAAGGTAACTTCTGTGTCTGGTCCACCTGATGGTAGATCAATCATTGGTTCCTTATTATTATCTTCTGGCATAAGTTTCTCCTATGTTAATATTCATGCAAGATATCCTCTGGATTCTTGATTGTTGCTAAAACTTCATCGTCGTTTAGCAAACGAACTTCGCCACCTTCTATTTTTATTCTAGATCCTGCGTAACGTGCAAACATTACCCAGTCTCCAACTTTGCACCAAGGCCCATCTGGAAATCTTTGTTTATCTCCATATGCATCTGGCCCCATTGCTAAGACGTTTCCACACTGTGATGCTACTTGTTGTTTTTCTAATGTATCTTGTCCCATTATAATTCCACCTTTTGTTTTTTCTTTCATTTTAAAAGGAAGGACTAACATACGCCAACCTGTAGGTTGTGGTAATTTTGTTGACTCTTCTGTGACTTTTTCTGGTTTGGATTTTTTTACACCAATTAAATCATTGTTTGGTGTTAATATCGATGACTGTTCCTGTTTCATTTTGTTCTGGCTCCTTATTAGTTAGCAGGGTAGAGATTTCCTGTAAAATTGCTTCGTAAGCACGAAGCTGTCCTACCATATACTGGTATTTTTCAAAGTTGTCAACCTGTCCGTTTAGTAGATAGGTTTGCACAGATTTCTGTGTTTCTTCAATTTGTTTTTTTAATTTATAAATTAATTGTACGCCGTCCATTATACTTTAGTAAAAGCTCTGCCTAATCCTCTGACAGCTATTCCACCACCTTTAAAA